CAGAAAGTCTGTAAAAGAACAGATGGACAACTTTGGTGAGGAGTATCTTAACGAGGCAAACGTAGATGTTCTTAAAAAGATTGTTAAAGACAAACAAAACAATAAGATTAAATTAAAAGATGGAACAGTACGAGTTGATTTGTTCACTGCATCTGCATTAACTCAAGCTCTTGAAAAGGTAAAACCAGATACTAAGAAAAAGATGGAAGATATTATCAACAAGGGTGGTAAAGCACAATTCATGAAACTTGTTGGAGTTGTCTTCAAGTGATGTATGGTACACGCATTTCTCTTGGTGTTTCTTTTAGGTGGTGATGTACAAGGTGGTCAACCTATGTATTTTCGCAGTATAGAAACTTGCAATTGGTATGCAAGTCAAATTGTAAAACGATACGGTAATTATCGTTACAGTTCTTTAACTCCCCCAGAACACAGAGCAACCGCTTATTGTAAACCAGTATACATAAATAGTAATACACCCACTCTTTATGACCATTAGGAGATACAATGAGTTTGGTAACCTATACAAATTATACAAGTTATAAACCAGTTGCGAATTTAAACGCAAAGGTTAAACGACTTGTTAAGAAAACAAAAAAGGTTGAGGAAAAACCAGAATTTAAGTTTTTCCCCAGAAACGCACACAAGCGTATCAAACTTCCTCTCCCAACATTTGACCTTCAAAAAGAAGCTGATAAGATTAAACCTTTTATGGAGAAAAGAACTCCAGAGGATGAAGAATCAATTCGTAATCATGATGAACATTCATTTTATGCAGTAGAACAATATTGTAGAGAGAATAATTTAGAGTTCGATTATGATGAACATAAAGCATTAGTTGATGAGGCAACCGAAATTATAGGCCCATTCAAAAGAAAGTTTAACGTAGATAGACCATATGAAGTAGATAACTCTATTCGTCCTATGGACAGTACAACAAACAAAACAAGAAGTTATCCATCTGGTCATGCGTGTCAAGCAATGTTAGTTGCATTGTACACTGCACAAAAACATCCAACCCATAAGAAACAACTTATTGAAAAAGGTAAAGAGGGTGGATTAGGAAGAATTAAAGCAGGGTTTCACTATATTCCAGATTACATTGCTGGAAACTTACTCGCAGAAAAATTAATGATGATTATCAATAGAGAGTATGTAAGTGAAGCACCTAGAATACCCAGAAAGAAAGGTCAACCAGCTGGGTCAGACAAACATTCAGATTTATACACAGACGAAAATCCAAAGGGAACTATTCACGGTCTTGGTTTCAAAGATGTTGAAACTGCAAAGGCAAGCGTGAAGAAAATAGAATCTTCTGGTAAATCTCATGCACACAAGATACAAGCCGCAATCGCTATGGAACAGAGAGCGAGAGTGATGGGAAAGACGGCAGAGGCCGCAGTGTATCGTAAGTACATTGAAAAGATGAAGAAGATTACTAAACAAAAGAATGAAGACTTTACACAAAAAGATGTAAACGATTTAGAGAAGTTTGCAGATAGAATACTTGCGAAGTATGGTATTGATGTAGAGTTTACTAGACATTTCGTAGATAGGTTAAATGACCCACGAAATAGTCCAGCGATTAAAGTATCAGAACTACAGAAGTTTTTCAAAAAGATACAAAGAAATAAAGGTAGAAATATCAGAAACAATCCAGACGTTGAAGCAGTTCTCAAGGATATGTCAACTAATTTGAATTTACCAGTTGTTATTAAAACAAAAGGTGATGATAGTTTTGAAGTAACAAACAAAACGATTATGCGAAAGAAAGATTTTAGAACAACTAGTAAAGTGATTAATTATGAGAAATGGAGTGACAAATACAAGAAGAGCATTGACTGTGATAATCCAAAAGGGTTTTCGCAGAGGGCTCATTGTCAAGGGAGAAAAAAATGATTAATTGGATTAAAGGTAGAATGAAAGAAAGAACATCATGGGATGGTGCAGTATGTGTTGCACTAGGTCTGATGATTCTATTCATGGCGCCTCTTGCTAAGATTGCAGCTGGTCTTGCAATTGCATGGGGTATTTGGACAATTTGGAAGTCAGAATAATGGAAGGTGACGTTCAAGCAGGCATAGAATTTATCTATCATATGCGAGAGCATTTAATAGATATTGGAGTTGCAACTGTATATTTTCTTGCAGTCTACGCTCTAGTTCTATGGATAAAAAGGAAACTATCATAAAATGTTAAGATTATATGCTATGATATTCGTGATTGCGTTACTTGGCGGTGCAGCTTACGCCGCCAAGTATTATTACGATACTACACAAGCAACTATAGCACAGTTGCGTGAAAACAATGCAAAGTTGGAAGTTGCAAACGAAGAGAACCAACAAACCATTAAAAAGATGGGTGAGGATGCAATTCGTTTAAATGCATTGACTGACCAACTAAATGCAGATTTAAGAAAAGCAGAAGAGTACGGAGATGAACTCCGAAATACTCTAAATAAACACGATTTAACCCATCTTGCAAATAAGAAGCCTGGGTTGATTGAGAAGAGGATGCAAAATGCGACAGATAAACTATGGGGTGACCTTGAGTCTGTTACTAGCGACAACACTACTGATTAGTGGTTGTTCTAGTTTCTATAAACCAGAAAAAGAAATTGTTACAGTAACAAAACTCGTAGAGAGACAGATACCAACTGTTCCTCACCCAAAAGCAGTACAGATGAATGAGATTAAGATTTATGTTGTATCGCCGTCTGAAAACTTTGAAGATTTTAAGAAGGAGTTTGAGGCAAAGAACGGTGCAGATTCGTATATTGCAATATCGGTGAAGGACTACGAAAACTTATCAAAGAACTTTGCAGAACTGAGAAGATATATTGAACAACAGAAACAAATCATTCTTTACTATGAAGAGGCTGTAAAACCTACTGAAAGGAAAGAAGATGACGGAGATAAAGAATAAACCATATTTGATGGCTGTTCTATCTGGAGTTGCTTATAAAGAACCAGAAGATGCAAACAAAACTTTTGAGAAGTATGGATTTCAAAATCATAGATTTATAGACAAAGACGGAGCGCAGTGTTATGTCATTTGGAATGATACTGATGCAGTCGTTTGTTTTAGGGGAACAGAACCAAAAGAAGTGTCTGACATTAAAGCAGACTTAAATGCAATCCAGAGACAAGGATTACATAATACTGGTGATGTTCATGCTGGTTTCCAAGGTGAAATCAACAAAGTCTGGGATGACTTAAACTTCACAGTCGCAGATATACAAGATAGAAATATCTACATTACTGGACACTCTTTGGGTGGAGCCATGGCAACTATCTGTGCAAAAAGGTTTCAAGAAGAGGGGTTAGAGCCTAAGTGTTTATATACCTATGGTTCACCTAGAGTTGGTGATAGAAAGTGGGTAAGTACATTACAAGTGCCACACTATCGTTTTCAGAACAACAATGATGTAGTGTGTAAAGTGCCTTTCTGGTTTATGGGTTACAGACATCATGGAAAGAATATATACATTGGTTACAATGGTGAAATTGTAAAGATGAATATGTGGAGAAGATTTTTAGATAGTATGAGTGGTAGGTTTAGAGCATGGTCTAAATGGCAGTTCTTTGATGGTGTTTATGACCATAATATTTTAACCTACACTAAAAGATTAAAAGGATATGACGTATAATGTTAGAGATGATAGAAAGAATGGCATCCGATAGACTTTGGATTTACACTGGTATCTTTGGTTCATTGTTTGGTGCAGCCTTCCTCGCATATTTTCAAGGAACAAGAGCTGGACTTTGGTGTTATGCAAAGTTCGATATGATTTTAGATTACCTCGTTGAAAGGTGGGGGTGGACTTGGTTACAACAACCAGAGGACGCATGGAGAAAGAAATATCCATATGTGACTAAAAAGATTGACGAGTTGGAACAGAGGTTGCAAGAAGTTGAAAAATTGACAAAGTAATGCGTCAAATTATTACTTTTGTCAAAACTTTGACTCGATATAAATAGTATAAGGAGATAAGATTATGGCGAAGATAAGTGAAAATACCGAAGTAGCATTACCACTTAGAAATATACTTTCTATGATAGCTGGTGCATCTATCGCTACTTGGGCATATTTTGGTATTGTCGAGCGACTAAATCAATTAGAAACGCAACAGACAATGATGAACAATGATGTGACTATGAATACAGAATTTCGTATTAAATGGCCAAGGGGTGAAATGGGTTCACTACCAGCAGATAGTGAGCAGTTTATGTTGATTGAACACCTTGCTGGGGAACTAGAAAAACTAACTAGTGAAATAGAAAGTGGACAAGCACCCTTTGACCAACAACAAAAATTGACACTTGAGTTTTACGAAAAAAGAATTAACAGTCTGGAAGCCGCAATTGAGAAAATCAAAGACTCCCAGCTCGAATTAAAGAACGGAAATTAAAATGACAGTAGAAATGGTATGTATTACACTTTTGTTATATGTTAATGGTGAGGTGGCATCCCATGTTGGATATCACAAAATGGTAGATTGTTTGAGAGAAAAAAGAGTTGCAGAAAAAACGCATGAGGGAACAGAACCCTTCAGATATACTTGTCAGAAGAGATTGGTCGAAGTAGGTAAAGATGCAGATGGTAACGATTACATTGTTCGATTACTTGATACAGACGAAAATCCAGAAGTTAAGGCTGAAAGCGTTACAGAAAAACTTGGAGGATAAGTCATGTTATTAGAAGGAGCAATCGTATTGTTGATGTTCTTTGGTAGTCCATTGGAACTTAAAGAATACACAGTAAGAGATGGTTTGAGTGAGTGTTTAAAAGCAAAACGCACAATTGAACGTAATGTAAAATCACCTACACAAAAAGAGTACTCTGGAACAATGAGACTCGCTTGTAAGAAATTAGATGTTGAGGTGAATGAACGTAACAGTATAATTAAATTTGTAGATGTTGAACCATCTGAACTAAAACCATTTTAGTAGAGACAAGAATGTCGGTGGAAACAGAAATTGCATTGTTAAAGAGGGAAGTGGATGACATGAAACAAATTCATGTTCGTCTTGATTCTGCTATTGAAAAGATAGCAGAGGTTTCCTCTTCACTGCATACTGTTATTGCTGTACATGAAGAAAAACTCGCAAGGCAAGAAGAAACATTGGAAGAGAGTGAAAAACAACTTAGAGATAATGTTCAAGAACTGCACTCTCGCATTACCACCAATGCAAAAGAAACATCTCAACATATGTCAGAGATGGAACGTAGACTATTAGAAGAACTCCAGACAATACGAAGAGAAATGTCAAGTCGTGTCGGAATGTTAGAAAAGTGGAAATGGGTTATTGTGGGGGGTTCAATTGTCGCAGGCTTTATCATCCAAAAAGTAATCACAATCAATATTTGACTTGACTCTGAGTTGAGTTTAAGGTATTATCTACAACATGAGTACATTTGTAGATATTAAATATCTCAATTTAATGTCACACCGATTGGAAAGGTTCTCTAAAAAGGGAGATTACCTTTGGAACTTTCGTTGTCCATTTTGTGGGGATAGTAAAAAGAATAAATCAAAAGCGAGAGGTTATGTCTATAGGACAAAGAATGACTTGTTCTATAAATGTCATAACTGCTCAAAGGGAACAAACCTTGCGAATTTAATTCTAGAGGTTGACGAATCCCTATATAAAGAATACCTTGTTGAAAGATACAAGGAAGGTTCGACAGCTAATGGAAGAGGTGGAAATGTTAAAAACCCAGAGTTCAATATACCCAAGCCAGTCTTCATTCAGAAAGACATCTTATCAAAACATAAATCATTCAGAGAACTTGGACAAAACCACCCGGCTGTTAAATCTATTGGAAACCGTCTTATCCCACAGAGTAGATATTGCGATATTTATTTGGTCGATAAGTTTTTTGCTTGGACTAACGAGTTAGTACCTAACAAGTTCAAGGATTTGACGAATGACCATCCACGGATGGTGATTCCCTTTCGTGATGTAAATGGTAAGGTGTTTGCATATCAAGGAAGAGCGTTTGGAAACGAACAACCGAAGTATATCACGATTGTTCTTGACAAAAACAATCAAAAGATATTTGGTCTTGATAGGGTGGACGATAGTAGGAATATTATTATCGTGGAAGGCCCTATTGATAGTCTCTTTATTGACAATTCTGTTGCAGTGGCTCAAGGCGATTTACGGTTACCTCAATACAAAACTAAAAGCACTTTGGTGTTTGATAATGAACCTAGAAATAGGGAAATTATAAAGAATATAGAAAAGGCGGTAGACGAAGGTTACAATGTGGTAATCTGGCCGCCACATATAGAGGAAAAGGATATTAACGATATGATAATTTCTGGTTTGACAAATGTTGAAATCACTGATATTATACATAACAATACCTTTTCTGGTCTAGAAGCAAAAACACAATTATCACATTGGAAAAAAGTTTAATAGGAGAGAACCATGTCGCAACAGGCTACAGTGGTCAAGATGCCACTTTCTGAATCATCAGTAAAATACTTAGGAATTAATATAGATACAAAAAGAGATGAACTGTTATCTGAACAGGCAAAAAAACTGGTAGAAGATTACTACTGTAGAGAAAAAGAAACTTCCCCACAAATGGCATACGCAAGAGCCGCTGTTGCATATTCATATGGCGACATGGATTTAGCACAAAGAATTTATGATTATGTTTCTAAAGGTTGGTTTATGTATGCATCACCAGTATTATCAAATGCACCATTACCAGATGAGAAAGCAAAGGCACTTCCTATTTCTTGTTTTCTAACTTATGTACCAGACTCATTAGAGGGTTTGATTGCACACTCATCTGAACTGCGTTGGTTATCAGTTAAGGGTGGTGGTGTCGGTGGACACTGGAGTGATGTTCGTGCAGTATCAGACAAAGCGCCAGGGCCTATGCCTTTCCTTCATACAGTAGATGCAGATATGACTGCGTATCGTCAAGGTAAAACTCGTAAGGGTTCTTATGCAGCCTATATGGATGTAGACCATCCAGATATTATTGAGTTTTTAAATATGCGTGTTCCTACTGGAGATGTAAACCGTAAGAACTTAAATCTACACAATGCGATTAATATTACAGATGCATTTATGAGAGCAGTAGAACGAGGTGAGACTTGGGATTTGATTGACCCTAATGACCAGACTGTTAGAGAAACAATGCCTGCAAGAAAGTTATGGGAACAAATCTTAGAAGTAAGATATAGAACTGGTGAACCATACCTTAACTTTATTGATACAGCCAATCGTGCATTACCACACACTCAAAAAGATTTGGGTCTGAAGATTCATGGTTCTAATCTTTGTAACGAAATCCATCTTGCAACTTCAGAAGACAGAACTGCTGTTTGTTGTTTATCATCTGTAAACGTAGAGAAGTTTGAAGAGTGGAGAGGTACTACAATGATTCGTGACCTTATTCGATTCTTGGATAATGTTCTTCAGTTCTTCATTGATAACGCTGGTGATGAGATTGGTCGTGCAAGATATTCTGCACAAAGAGAACGGTCACTTGGTCTTGGTGCAATGGGATGGCACGCTTTCTTACATAAGAAAAGAATTCCTTTTGAGTCTGAATCTGCACAAGTTTGGAATAATGTTGTATTCCAGTATATTCAGAAACAAGCAATCGAAGAAAGTTTGACTATGGGTAAACAAAGGGGTGAAGCACCAGATATGGAAGGTACTGGTAGACGTAACGCACATTTACTTGCGATTGCACCTAACGCTAATAGTTCTATTATTTGTGGAACTTCACCATCTATCGAACCACTCAAAGCAAATGCATATACACACAGAACAAGAGCTGGTTCACACTTAGTCAAGAATAAGTATCTTGAAGAAGTATTAGAAGAGAAGGGTAAGAATACAGATAAGGTCTGGACAGATATTATTACTAACGGTGGTTCTGTACAACATCTAAATTTCTTAACCGTTGATGAAAAGAATGTTTTCAAAACAGCGATTGAAATTGACCAGATGAAGATTGTTGACCAAGCTGGAACTAGACAAAGGTTCTTGTGTCAAGGTCAATCTGTAAACTTATTCTTCTCTGCTGGTGCAGAACGTAAGTATCTACACCAAGTACATTTCAACGCATGGCAGAGGGGTGTTAAAGGACTTTATTATCTAAGAACAGAGACAACTCAGAAAGCTGAAAATGTTGCAGAGAAAGTACAAAGAGATGCGTTAAAAGACTATCAAACTCAAGAGTTACAATCTCAAGAGGAGTGTGTAGCGTGTCAAGGTTAGAACAATATGTAAAGGCAAGAAAAGAACAATTACACGAAGATATGAAAAAGGCACATGATGACCATGATGTTGCATGGTACAATCGCCTTATTCAAGAGTTAGATTGGGTACGCCAAATGGAAACTAAACCCACTCATAACTGTTACATGGAAGGGAACGAGAATGGAAATTAAAGTATACACTAAATCAGATTGTCCTTTTTGCACAAAAGCAAAAAACTGGTTTGACGAAAATGGATTTGAGTATGAAACTATACTCATGGACAATGAAGAAGAAAGACTTGCATTTTACCAATCAATTAATGGTATCAAAGAAGTTATTGGACAACCAACAGAAATTCGTAGAGTGAATTCTGTACCACAGATTTTTGTTGATGAAAAACATATCGGTGGCTATGATGACTTGATGGAATATGCAGAAACACTATTTAAGAAAAGAGGTGGTGGTAGTCTTCTAAAATTTAGTGAAACTTATAAACCATTTTACTATCCTTGGGCAGTTGAAATCACAACAAGACATGAGAAGGTACACTGGATTGAAGATGAACTTGACCTTGCAGAAGATGTATCTGATTGGAAGTCTGGTAAAGTTACAGAAGCAGAGAAAGAGTATATCACTAATATTCTTAGATTGTTTACACAGGCTGATGTTGCAGTTGGACAAAACTACTATGACCAGTTGATTCCAAAGTTCAAGAATAATGAAGTTCGTAATATGTTAGGTTCGTTTGCAAACAGAGAAGCAATCCACCAGAGAGCATATGCACTTCTAAATGAAACCCTTGGTCTTCCACCAGAAGAATATCATGCGTTTCTGGAGTATTCAGAAATGTCAGATAAGATTGACTTCATGATGGATTCTAATACATCAACTCATAAAGGTCTTGCACTTGCAATGGCTAAATCAGTTATGAATGAAGGTATCGCTCTGTTTGCATCATTTGTGATGTTGTTGAACTTCCAAAGGTTCGGTAAGATGAAAGGTATGGGAAAGGTCGTAGAATGGTCTATTCGTGACGAATCTATCCATGTAGAGGGGATTGCAAAACTATTCCGACAGTTCTGTACAGAATATCCTAAGATTGTAGATGATGAGTTCAAAGCTGCAATCTACGAGATGGCAAGACTATCTGTAAAACTAGAAGATAAGTTCGTGCAGATGACTTACAAAATGGGTGCTCCAGAAGGTCTGGAAGCGTCTGACGTAAAGACCTATATAAGATACATTACAGACCGTAGATTGTTACAACTTGGTCTGAAACCAAACTTTAAAGTCAAAGAAAATCCATTACCTTGGTTGGAGTGGGTTTTGAATGGTGCAGACCATACAAACTTCTTTGAGAATCGTGTTACAGAATATGAAGTTGCTGGATTATCTGGAACATGGGATGATGCATACGAGGCTGCTTAAATATGGCGAAGAAAGTTCTCTACTGTGACGATTGTGATGTAGAGTTTAAAGTTCAGTTCGGAATGTCGGAAAATCACTACCACGCAAGTCATTGTGTCTTTTGTGGTGGTGAGATAAATATTGATGACGAAGACGAAGTAAACGAAGAATACGAGGAGTACGACTATGACTAAATGTAGTAAATGTGAACATGATTGTCATTGTGGTAAAGATTGTGAAGAGTGTGTGAATGATGTATGTCACGACTGTAATTGTTATGAGGTAAGCGAGGATGGCTGTTAGAGGATGTCAAAACTGTGGTCATGAATCACATTGTGATACTAAATTATTTAAAGACATAGGTGAACAAAAACAAGTTTTAGTGTGTCACTTTTGTCGTTGTTCCTATTGTGAGACAGACTATAAACGGTGGTCAAATTGTGAAGATGCATGGGATGACACTTGGACAGATGAAGCAATCGTAACTAGGGGAAGAACATGAGAATATTGCGTATTATATTCTGGCCTTTAATAATGTTAAAGAATATTCTTGACCCAAATTGGTGGGCAGAAAAGATTGGTAATAAAACTGGTGCATACGAAAAGGCACATAACAGTAAACTTGCAAAATGGTCAAGGTCACTCACTGGTTGGAAGTGGTGGGCATGGCAAATTGGTGGTGGATTGATAGGTGTTGTAATTTTAGAATTCATACTAAATACTCTTGGGATGACTATGTTACCTTGGAGATAGTATGAAAACTCAAAGTGCGAAAGCGAAAGGTCGGAGACTACAACAATGGGTTCGTGACCAACTGATAGAAAAATTAGAAGTGCATCCAGAGGATGTTGAATCTAGGTCTATGGGTGCTGGTGGTGAAGATTTAATTATGGCGAGGGCTGCGAGGGAAAAGTTCCCATATTCAGTAGAGTGTAAAAATCAAGAAAAAGTAAATGTATGGGAGTCATATTCTCAGGCAGTCGAAAATAGTAAAGACTATGAACCAGTGGTAGTGATTAAAAGAAACAATCACAAACCATTAGTCGTGGTTGATGCAGAATATTTTGTAGGACTGCACAAGGATGAATTATGAACATAAACCCACTAATACTATATTAGAGTTATGGAATAGTAAAGGAAGTCTTTTCCAGAACGGTAAATTAGTATTTCGTGGTGACGGATATATTGCGATTAAAATGTTTATAGACAAAACTGGTAATGCACCAGAGGCAGTGGAAAGATTCAAAAGTCAGTTAAGTATGCGTGAAGAGGTGAAGTGGAAGAAAAGAGATGAAGAAGTAAAGGCAAAAGAAAAAGCAAAAGCTGATGAGATGAAACACGAATTAGAAAACACCAAGACTACCAAGAAAACAACCCCCAAGAAAACAAGAACAAATAAGATGGACAACTTGTTCAACTAAAATGGTCTATCTATTTTTGATACTAGTGCATCTGGGTAACGGTGTAACTGTATTGGAAATGGATATGGGGTTTTGGAATATCAAAGAATGTAATGAGTATGCAAGTAAACTAGATGGTGAAGTATACTGTGTTCCAAAGTTTATAGAACTAGGGTGACCTAAACGGACACCCTTTTATTAAATTAGAATGAGAAAGAAACTCCTAGTGTGATTTCTTCTCTTTCTTGTCGGTTTAAATCCCATGCAGTTCCAAGAGACAACTCTAAGTTATCTCGTAGTTGATGAGTTACTTCAATGTCTAGGTCTGGTTGTTTACCAGCATCTAGTGCGTCTAATAATACAAAACTATCGGCAGAAGTAGAGTTCCATACTGGAATGTCCATACCTACTGTTAAAGCAGATGCACCAACTGTATATGTTACGTCTGGTTCTAGTGTCATAGTTAATGTCTCTGCATCAACTTTGTACTTTGCATCTATTTCTCCACCCCAAGAAAGTCCATCCTCGGCCACAGCAGAAGTGCCTGCAAATAGAAATGCAGTTAAGATTAAATGTTTCATGTTTGTGATTTCCTTAATTTATGCATATGAACATATGCACTGTTACTTATTCCTAATGTATATATTTTTCGACTGTTGAAAAAAATAAATCTAATATGTGTATTAATGTCACAGTTTCCAAATACGCATAACAGAATTGCGATTTTGAAAATGGTCTTCATGTATAAATAATAGTGTAGTTTAAATCTAAACTATATTTTCAAAAAGGAGACAATAGATGTCAGTAGCAAGCGCTGTGTATGAGCGTACTTGTCATGTGTGTGATGTTGTGAAATACCATGTAGTTAAGATATTTCTAAATATGCAAAGAGGCAGACAGTTAAGTGCGAATCAAAGAATTATGAATGAAGTACATATCTGGAATCGTGGAGACAAAGATTTGATGTTTCATTTACAACAAATGAACGAAGCAACAAATCGAGAATTTGATAAGAAGATTGAGGAGTTGCGATAATGTGGCCCTATACAGATGAAGAGTTAGAACTAATTAATGGAAAAAAGGAAACAAAATGATTAGATTATTTACACTATTATTTGTTATGATTACATCCTCTGCATTTGCAGAAGATATGACTATTGAAATGTTGAATAAACGAGATGATGGAGCTAAGATGGTATACTCAGAGGATATCGCCAGAGTGGATGTTGGTGATACAATTACTTGGGTGCCGACTAGTAAAGGACACAATGTCCAATTTGTAACTGTACCAGAAGGTGCAGAAAAAATCAAAAGTAAGAACAACAAAGAAGTTTCTTACACTTTTGAAAAAGAAGGTGTATATCTCTATGTTTGCACCCCCCACAAAGGTATGGGTATGATTGCACTCGTAGTTGTGGGTGATTCGTTGGAAAACCTCGATTCGGTCAAAAAGTCGAAAATGATGGGTAAATCCAAAAGAAAACTCAAAGAACTAATCAAAAATCTCTAAAACAGTTAAAGAAACCCTTGATTTTCAAGGGTTTTTTTAGCCCTAAATTTCTCAAAAAAGACTTGACTCTGTTATCAAAACAAGGTATACTCTTAGAGTAAGATAAAGAGAAAGAGGTAAATTATGGGTAAAGTTAAGAACTACATGATGGATATCGAAGAAAAGGTCTTTGATATTGACGGTCTTGAAACCAAGATTGGTGAGTGTGAACATATCGCAGAGATGAAAGCTTGGGTAGTAGAGAAGTTAGGTTTGACTACTCATTTCGATATCGGTATCGCAGAAGGTGTGGTAGACGATATGTGGAATGATTTTTGGGGTTATTATTAAAATAGCCCTTGACATTGCTATCAAAACATGGTACAATGCTAATATAATTGAGAGAGTGAGGTAATTATGCAAATCGCAAAAGATATCAAAGAAATCAAGTTCGTTGACACAAATGTGTGGGGTACAGAGATGCCTGTATCAGAACCAATCGTGATGGCTTCTGCTGCTGGTTGGTATGTGGGTGCAATCTGTAAAGACCCAGATTGTGGTGGTATGATTGTTCCTTTTGATAGGTACACAGATTATATGACACAAGAGAACGCTCAGAAGTGTCTTGATACATCAAGTGAATTAGGAGGTTTCGCAGTATGAAGAAAAAGTTGAAATATATTGTTTACACCCAAATGAATAAGTTGGGTTTGAAAGGTGAGTTTGATAACGCAAAAGACGCTATCAAATGGGCGAAAGAAAACGTCTATATGTTCGATTACTTGAAAGAGAGAAAAGATACATGGGAAGTCTTGTTTGAAGAAAACCTTGTATGGATTGGGAAAGGAGAGGTTATAGAATGTTAGAGTTTGAAAACAGTGAATATGTAAATGTCAATATGTCTAGTTTACAAGGACATATTAAGACAACTTATGGACAGTTAGTTAAGACATTTGGTGAACCAACATACACTGATGCGAGTCCTTATGAAAAGGTCAATGCACAGTGGTCGTTAGAGTTTACTATTCCATTCACAGATGAATGGGGAGAAGAAGACTTCAACTATGTCAAAGCGACTATCTACAATTGGAAAGATGGTTACATTCCTACAGAAGAGTATAACTGGCATATCGGTGGTTTCGATTGTGAGGCTGTAGATTGTGTTGAGAAAGTACTTGACTCTACTAAAGAATTAGTGTAGGATAACATAATGTTGAAGTTTATCTTAGGGATAATTGTAGGTTTTGTGATAGTATCATATTACCCACAGATTGCAGTACACACTACTAGTTTCATTCTAGATAGTGGTATTTGTGAACAGATATATAATAATAACAAATAAGGAGAAATATGAGATACAATAAATTTAATAAAAGAGGCTTTCGTGATAAGAAGGATAAATATCCTAGAGATGAAGGTATGACTGTTACAGTTCGACAAGTTAAGAACAAAGATGGTACTACTACCTCTGATGTTAATGGCGCTTTGCGAGTTCTCAAAAAGAAACTAATGAAAGATGGATTCTTTCAAGAGTTGAGAGAACGTACTTACTTTACAAGTAAAGGTGAGAAGAAAAGAAAAGCAAAGGCAGCTGGTAGACGTAGGTATCTCAAGAAGATAGAAAAGAGACAAGCGGAGTTAGGTTATTGAACGATAATGTCATAGAATTCCCAACTAATTTTAAACCCAATGCACCAAAGATTGTAGATTTGGATGCTGTCAAAATGCAAGAGGATTTGAACTTTGCAGATAATCTTGCAGAAGGTTTGATGATTAATCTTATACACAATGTACAAGAGAATGGTTTTGATATTAAGAAGGATAGATTTATTGGTGACATAAGTTTCCTTAACGAAGTTGTTAGGGGAGCTCTTTATAGACAAATGGGATTTACACATCCTATGCAAGATTTTATGGATTTGATAGTGAAGACAGAAATGACAGATGACAATCAAGTGATTACAAAAGTAAATCTAAACGAGATTGATAAGTGTCTTCCACAATCTGATGATGGTGGTAACGGAGATGATATTAGTTGATATGAACCAAGTGACACTATCTAACTTGATGGTGCAGATTGGTGGACGAAAAGAGATAGAACCAGACTTAGTTAGACACATGGTTCTAAATTCATTAAGAGGATATCGTAGTAGATTCTCTGATGAGTATGGTGAACTTGTACTTTGTTATGATGACAAGACTAATTGGAGAAGGGAAGTATTTCCTAACTACAAACATAGTCGTAGAAAAGATAGAAAAGCATCCAAGTTGGATTGGAACGCTATCTTTGATACCTTACATCTAATTCGTGATGAACTAGATGAATTTTTCCCATACAGAGTATTGCAAGTAGAAAATGCAGAGGCTGATGATATCATTGCGTCTGTTGTATTTCATGTTGCAAAAGAACCAAAGAATTACGAGAAGGTGTTAATACTTTCTGGTGACAAGGATTTTATACAACTGCAACAACATAACTTTGTATCGCAGTATAGTCCGACACAAAAGAAATTTATGAACGGTGTAGACCCTACTACATATATTAAGACGCATATACTTCAAGGTGATAGAAGTGACGGAGTTCCAAACTTCTTATCACCAGATAATACTTTTGTAGATGAGTTGAGACAAAGACCCATTTCCAAAAGAAAACTTGAAACTTGGATTGAACTTGAGCCTGAAGATTTCTGTAATGAAGAGATGATGAGAAACTTTCATAGAAACAGAACTCTAATAGACCTCAACTATATTCCAAAAGAACTAGTAAGTAAGTGTATTCAGACCTATTTGGAAACACCAGATAAGGATAGAAAACAACTACTAAATTATTTTGTGAAGTATAGATTAAGAAACCTAATGGAGAATATTGGAGACTTCTAATGAATAAACCAGTGAAAACTTATACACCACTAATGTCAGAAGTATTGACAAAGGTGAACAATGCAAAGACTAAAGATAAAAAGATTGCAGTTCTAAAGGAACACGATAGTGAGCCTCTTAGGATGTTAATCAAATCTTCTTTTGACCCAAAAATTAAATGGGTCATGCCTGAAGGTCAAGTACCTTACAAACCCAATGAAGCGCCTGAAGGAACAGAACACACACTTCTTTCTCAAGAAGTAAGAAAGTTCTGGCACTACATTGAAGGTGCAGATAATCAAACACCTAGAATGAGAAAGGAAACTATGTTCATTCAGATGTTAGAAGGTTTGCATAAATCAGAAGCAGAAGTTGTCTGTTATGCAAAAGATAAAATTCTACATCAAAAATATAAAGGTCTTTCTGATGCAGTAGTAAAATCTGCATTTGGTTGGACAGACGATTATTGGATGCCTAACGGTAACATTATTTGACTTGACTTTGCATCTTGATTATGATACAAATATAGTCAATGATTCATAATATGGTAAAAACCTCTCACTCTCTCTCTCAACCATATTAGCGAATCACCCTTGGGGGGTAGCTCAGTCTACCCCCTATTTTTATTGTTCTAAACCCTTGATTTATAAGGATAATAAAAACACTTGACATTGCCCCCTTTTTAATGTAGCATATTAATATAATGAAAAAAAGAGAGAAAAAGATGAATTTTGTGACGGTTACTGGTGGTAATAAAACTCAGAGAAAAGTCGCTGAGATTACTACTCACCAAATGATTACAGAATTACTTCCAAGGTTTAGAACTTTGGATATTGAAGTGAAACTGAAAAAGTTTCCTAAGAGTGACAGAGATGCGATTGGCTGGTGTCTGATGGAAGATGACAATCGTACTTTCGTTATTGAAATCAACAAAGATATTGGTATCACTGAGTTGGTAACCACGGTGTGTCATGAGATGGTTCATGTCAAACAGTATGCACGAAATGAGATGACAGATGAATTGATTGAAAGTGGTCATGCTGTCTGGAAAGGTAGAAAGATACATCCTAAAACTGGATACTATGATTTACCTTGGGAAAAAGAAGCATACAAGTTGCAAGATAGTCTTGCATTAAAAGTTTGGAAAAGTGGAGAAATTTAGTACTTGACTTTGTTATCAAAACATGGTACTATGATTCGTAAATGAGAAAAGTGAGGGTAATATGGTAGATTTACTGACAGATATTGAAAGACTTGAAAGTGCAGTTATTTGTTTAACTGAAGGTGCAAGTGATGAAAAACGAATGGCTATTCATTCGTTAGAGAGTATGATTGCTGAAAAGAAAGCAGTCGTTGAGAAGTTTGAAACAGAAATGGAAAAAGAAATGGGAGTTATATAATGACACAAGTTGCTGTAATTCATGCTGCCTTTGGTGATACACCACATACGGTAGCATTTGTAGATGTACCAGAGTTGCCATCATTAAATGAGACTTTGGAATACGCTTATCGTTGGACTAACAACGTAATGGGTTCATGGTCTATCAAGAAAGAGTTTTTTGAAGACGGTGAACCAAATGGTGATTTTAACCCTAATGTCACTGTTATGAAACCACTTGAAAAAGATGATAGTGGTAAAGAGTGGGGTCATAGGTCAACCTCAATGGGTGACCAAATGTTAGTTGGTAACAAAAAGTATGTTGTTGCTATGATGGGATTTGAAACATTGGAAGGAGAACCAGTATGACAGTCAAAGCTAAAGGTAGACCATCTACTACAGTTATAGACTTAGATGGTTCTCAAGGGAACGCTTTCGTTCTCTTGGGATATGCAAACGAAACCATGAAGAAGAGTGGTTTCGACAAAGAGACAAAAGATAGAATCTTGAATGAGATGAAATCTGGTGACTATATAAACTTACTGAGAACTTTTGAAAAGTATTTCGGTAGTGTGTATACACTTCAAACTTCTAATCCAGAATATCTGGATGCGTTTATGGTAGAAAAAAGTGCTTAAAGAACTATTAACTACTTTTGTTGTCTCTGCATCAGCGGCTGGTGTAGAGGTAACTCCACATGATGCAACACAATATCTAGACAAACAAGCGACTTGTCTTGCAAAGAATATGTATTATGAAGCTCGTAGTCAAGGACTTGCTGGTCAACTTGCAGTAAGTCTAGTCGTGTTAAATCGTGTTAAAGACAATAGGTATCCTAATACAATCTGTGAGGTTGTACATCAAGGGCCTGTTAGAGAATCATGGAAAACTAGAGGTAAGAATGTACCAGAAAGTGCAAGGAAATATTATCCAATCAGACATCAATGCCAATTCAGTTGGTACTGTGATGGTAAAAGTGATGAACCTAAAGAACCAACAACATATGGTGCATTGTATGACATGGCACTTGATTTGGTTTATGGTGATATTACAGTTGTTGATATAACTGAAGGTGCAACACATTATCATGCAGATTATGTTTATCCTTCTTGGAGAAAAACCAAGACAAGGACAATTGAAATTGAAGACCACATATTTTATAGATGGGAAAAATAATGTTAGAAGGTTATAAAAGAAAATACCATATTCACAATGGAGTTGGATATGTATATGAATTTGAAAATGGGTATGGTGCATCTGTAGTTTCTCATGATGTATCTTATGGGGGCGATAGAGGATTGTATGAGATTGCAGTACTTGACTCCAAGGGAGATTTGTGTTACGATACTCCTATTACTGATGATGTAGTCGGCTATGCAGGCGTACAAACAGTATATGAAACTTTAGATAGGATAAAATCATTATGAACTTTTTCTACTTAGATGAAGACCCATGGCAATCTATTGAGTATCATTGTGACAAACATATAGTCAAGATGCCTACAGAGTACAAACAGATGTTATGTACTGCACACAGAATTCTTGATGGTGAAATGTATATTGATAGAACCAAAAGTGGTGCAAGAATTAAACGGTGGAAACATCCAGACCGAAAGATGAACAAACATCTGTATCTTGCTGGTCATGTCAATCACCCAACTAATATTTGGTTGCGTGAGTGTCGTGAGAACTATATGTTAATGTATACATATTATAGACTGATTTGTGACGAATATACATATAGGTATGGTAAAGAACATGGTGCAAAAGATTATTGGTGGTTGTTACGAGAACCACCTAAGAATATTCCTACTCTTGGAAAGACAACACCAGTTCCACAGGCCATGAAACAATATCCAGAGTGTATGGTAAAAGGTGATTCAGTACAAGCGTATCGTAATTTTTATGTAACTGCAAAAAGAAGTTTTGCAACTTGGAAGGAAAGAGGTACACCAATATGGTACAAGAACATGACCCAGAACCAGAACGATACTATGATTGGATGCTCTGGAAACTAAGGCAGATAAAAATGGAAGAACAAGATGACCCTATGGACGATATCACCAAAGATGGTCAATTAAGTGCATGGACAGAAAAACCATACATATCTCCAGCAGATATGTGGATGAGAGAAGTTGCAGAGATGCAAAAACAAAATCATCAACTTATGATTCGTATCAAAGAACAGGCTGAAGAGATACAAAAATTAAAAGAGAAAATTGAAAATGCCAACTTATAGTTTTAAAAATAATGACACTGGAGAAGAATGGGAAGAGTTTTTTTCTATCTCTGGTAAAGAGGAGTTCTTAAAAGAGAATGACCATATTGTACAACTGCCGTCACTTGTATCTATTGTAAGTGATGTTGGTGGTATTAGAAATGATGGTGGTTGGAAAGATAATATGTCAAGGATTGCAGAAGCACACCCTGGCTCTCCATTCGCAAGACGTTACGGTAAGAAGTCTACAAAGGATATAAATACTAGACAAGTATTGAAAAAACATAAGATTTTGAAGGATGTGTAATGGCGAAAAAACAAGATGTAAAAATTGATGATTTGGTAACTATTAAACCAATCACAGACAATCAAAAGGTTGCCTTTGAGGCATTTAAAAAAGATAACAAAGAATTATTCCTTCATGGAGCCGCTGGAACTGGAAAGACTTTTATTTCCTTGTACCTTGCACTTGAGAAAGTATTAGACCCAAGTACACCATATCATTGCGTGTATCTAATTCGTAGTGCAGTACCCACAAGAGAAATCGGTTTCTTGCCAGGCGATGAAGAAGACAAAACTGCATTGTATCAGATTCCATATCAGAACATGGTGCAGTTTATGTTTGAACAACCTAGTGACCAAGCATTTACAATGTTGTATGATAGACTAAAAGCACAAGGCTCTGTCATGTTTTTAACAACATCATATTTGCGAGGTATTACGTTGGACAACTCTATCATTATAGTTGATGAGTGTCAGAACCTTAACTTTCATGAGTTAGATACAATCATGACTCGTGTAGGTCAAGATAGTAAGATTATTTTCTCTGGTGATTTCTTCCAATCGGATTTAGTAAAAAATTCAGACAAAGATGGTATGCCTAGATTTATGGATATCATTGCAGAGATGGAAGAGTTTGCATCTGTTGAATTTAATATCGGCGACATTGTTCGGTCTGGTTTGGTAAGAAGTTATCTAATCAGTAAGACAAAAAAAGGAGTTGAAGTATAATGGCAAAAATGTTTTCATCTGGTTCAACTCATGAACCCACTAAGAAGGGAACTTCATTGGGAAAGAAACCTATTACTTCTACTATGAATAAACATAAACGTAGAAGTTATAAAAAATATAGAGGACAAGGTAAATGATAAACAAAGAATATCAAAATTGTTTAGAGATGATTCTTCATCACGAAGGCGGCTATGTGAATCATCCAGATGACCCAGGCGGCGAAACTAACTTAGGCGTGACTAAGAAAGTTTATGATGCATACTGTAAGAAAAACGGTCTAAGACCAAAATCTATGAGAGATTTAGAAGTCTTAGATGTTGCACCTATCTACAAAACTGAATATTGGGATAGAGTAAAAGGTGATGACCTTCACCCAGCGCTTGCACTTTGCATTTTCGATTTTGGCGTGAACGCTGGAACTGGAAGAGCTGCGAAGATGATTCAAAAGATTGTTGGTACAGCAGTTGACGGTGGCATTGGCCCGAACTCACTTAAAAAAATTGATGCATATGTTGAGAAACATGGTATTGATAAAACAGTTATACTTTATCAAGCCGATAGACAAAAGTATTATGAGAAGTTAAAACACTTCAAAACTTTTGGTCGTGGTTGGACAAGAAGAGTTAACGAAACTACAGAAGCTGCACTAAAACTGACTTGACAAGTGTGTTGAGTTATGGTATTATGGATTAATTAAATCGTGAGGATATATTATGTTTACACACAAACCAGTAGAGATACCAGAACTCTCTACTAAGAACGTCAATCGCAAAAGATTCTATGTAACTCCAGAGGGGAAACTTTACCCCTCTATCACTACAGTTTTACAAAGACGTAAGATGGAAGGTCTTATGGAATGGAGAAAACGAGTAGGTGATGATGTTGCAAATTATGTTGCAAGAACAGCCGCACACAGAGGAACTAAGGTTCACCATATGTGTGAGGATTTTCTGAACAATAATTTTGATGAAGAAACACATAAGAAGAACTTTCTTCCTTATGTTCTCTTTGGTCAAATCAGACCAGTACTCAAAGAAAAAGTAGATAACATCTATGCACAAGAGTGTGGTCTATACTCTGATAAATATAAAGTAGCAGGGCGAGTTGACTGCATTGGTGAATACAATGGAGTGCCTTCTATCATTGATTTTAAAACTTCTACAAAAGAACGCAATGATGAATGGAATGAGTCTTACTATATTCAGGCATCTGCATACGCAGAAATGTTTGAAGAACGAACTGGAATTGAAATCAATCAGATTGTAATTCTAGTTGTAACAGAAGACGGAATCGTTCAAGAATTTGTAAAGACTAAACATGACTACTTACCACTACTAGTAGAAACCATTGACGATTTCACAGAGCATTGGGAAAAAGAAAATGAAATGGTTCATAGTAGTAGTAATGACACAGCAGCTTAGTCTTGGTCAACCAGAAACACCATTGTGGATACCAGAATTAGTTTTTGATACAAAAGAAGATTGCATGACTTTTGCAAGGAATAATCAACTAAAACTTTTTGGGAAGTCTATAGAAGCGTATCAAGGTTCTATTCTGCCGACAAATCTTAAATGCATTGACCAAAACCTAATGAATGAATTAGGTAAGATACACAGAAAGAACAACAATGAGGAACTTATTTAGCACATTGGTTTTATCACTTGTTCTAACAACAAGTGCATATGCAGAACACGAAAAACAAAACTACAATTCACAGAAACCAGTGTCTTGTATGAACATGGAACAAATGTTGACAATTGTTAACGGTAAGTTCAATGAAAAACCTTGGTTTACTGGAGAGGGTATTTCGGCTGCAACAGATGGCAGAACCTTTATCAAGACTCAAGTAATTGTCGCAGTAAATCTTGAAACTAAAACCTTTAGTGTCGTGGAAGTTATTAGTCCAGAGATAGTATGCATTATTGGTGGTGGTAATAACTTTGGATTTAATGAACCACCAAAAACAAAAACTAGTATCACATGGGAGCATTAAATGTACGAGTATAAATGTAAAATAGTTAGAATAGTTGATGGAGACACAGTTGATGTGGATATCGACTTAGGTTTTGGTGTCTGGATGCGAAAACAACGTATCCGAATGTATGGTATTGATACACCAGAATCAAGAACATCTGACAAAGTAGAAAAGGTGTATGGAAAAGCTGCAACTGAGTTTTTAACTAAGTGGACTAATGCTGGTGACCTAACACTTAAAACTTTCAAAGATGGTAAAGGTAAATTTGGTCGTATTCTGGGTGAACTCTGGTATGGTGGTGAACATAACATCAACCAACTCTTGGTAGATAATCACCATGCAGTTCGATATCATGGACAGTCCAAAGAAGATATTGCAGAAGAACATCTTGCAAATAGGGCTAAATTAAACTTGACAATAGAAGAGTAATCTGGTATAAATAGAATCACAATTTGTTGATACAAATCGAAGAACGGGCAGGACATGGGGGCAGTACCCATCGCCTCCACCATAACTACTCTTAGATGAGATAGTGAATCACTGCGTGAGAGTAGTTATGATGGGGGCGAACTAGGTTCGACTGACGGAGATAGAGGCGAGTAGAATTGTCGGATGACTGCGTAATAGGTCAAAAACTGTAAATGCAAACGATAACTTTGCGCCTGTTGATTACGCCCTTGCGGCCTAATTAAACTGAGTTTTGATGGTGTACTTGGAAACAGAAACATCATCACCAGTTTTAAAGTTTTCGCTGACGAGCGAAATCGCATTGTGACTGAACAATCCCTTGGAGAAGGGGATAAGGTATTCTGATGAGTTTAGCGACTCAGTTCT